GCGATATGTTGGCTGAATCCATGCTGGCTGGGTGTCGATCCATGCCACGGCCTTGTCGCGCACAGCGTCATAATCCGGGACCAGACGCACGATGTCGGTGTATTGGTCGGTGCCGCTGCGATTTGTGATGTACTCCAGTGCCGGACCATATTGATCACGCACTTGCTGAAACACGTACGAGACCAGTTCGCGATATTCTTCACGCCTGGCCAGTGCTTCCGCCTTGGAAATATCCGGCCACTCTTTTCGGTAATTTGTCAGCAGATCAGCCTCTTCCGCGGTGTACAGCGGCTTCTCAGCAACTGGAGCGGGTTTCGGCTTGAGAGCTTCGATGTCGGCTTGCAGCGCGGCTATCTGGGCTGCGCTTTCTTCGGCGGCAATTTGTTCCGGAGTTTTCTCCGCGGGTTTGGCGGCAGCAGCAGCAGCGGCTTCGGCAGCGATCTCTTCAGGAGTTTTCTCGACCGGCTTGGCGGCAGCGGCTTCAGCAGCGATCTCTTCCGGGGTCTTTGTTGCGGAGTTGGTAGCGGCAGCTTCAGCGGCGATCTCTTCTGGAGTTTTCTCGACTGGCTTGGCAGCAGCGGCAGCGGCTTCAGCAGCGATCTCTTCCGGGGTCTTTGTTACGGGGTTGGAAAACTCCTCGAATGCGTTTGCAAATTCGAGGTCTGATGTGTCCAGTGTTTCGGATTCGGCAGGGATATTTTCAGTAGTCATGGTGGCGTTTTACCTTTACGTTAAACAGATGTCAAGGGGGTAAACCCCGTTACACTCGGGGCGCTGTTATTTCCTGCAGCAAATCACGTATGGCTTTAGCCTTGGCCTGGGCCACTGGGAAGTCGGCTGGGAGGCATCCCAGTAGGTTGTCCTTGCTGTCCTGCAGCCGCAATGTCAGGAGCTGGAGCAGCGCCTGTATCCCCGGCTCCTGCTTGTTGTTGATCACCTGGTTGAGCAGGCGCTGCTCCAGTTGCCGTTTCTCCACTGGAGAGAGATTTGATAATTGATCCAATTGGAAGCCCTTTCTCAAGTGCGTCAAGAATTACCTTGGCTGTGGTCGCATCCGCCGAAGCCGAACTCTTGCCCGCCAAACTTATCGATTTGAGGGTATCGCCAAGGATCTGACGAATCTGCGCCTCTGCTAGTTTCTGTGCCATAGCCGCGGTGTTCTGCGCTTGTTGCTGTGCTGCAGCGTCAATGCTCTTGGCTGTTACATCATCGACGATAATATCTTCCACTACCAAGTCGCGTACTCTCGCGCGTGCACGCACCAGCTCTATCATCTTGACGTAGGGTTTTTCCTCGTCTGTCAGGGTAGACGCGAAGTTGTCCAGTTGGATGCCGAGCACTTCCTTGGCGATCAGACTGGTGGCCCCGCGCGCGACGGGTTTGAAATCCCCGCGCAGTTTAGGATCGATGTTGAAGTTGCGATTGAACACAATGATCGAACCGATGACCGACTCGGTAAAGCGATCGAAGTTGCGCACCACGTCTTTGAATGGGAGTGCTGCATCACCGCGCAACATCGACGCGCCAGCCGCCGTGCGGAAGGGTTCACTGGGTCCTTGCTGCATGTCACCACCGGTGGCCGCTCCTACGAACGTCTCCTGATCAGCAAACTGCTGGAACATGCGTACCAGTCCTTGCAATTCTTCCAGGTGCATCGGGAAGTCAATCACGCGAACTGCGGGTACCTGCAAATTGGCTGGATTATCATCGTCCCGGAACCAGACCTTATCCGGAACGATCGATGTCATATCCTGGTTGAGACTGAGCAGTGCGGTATTGATCTCGATGTTGCGCATGATCGAACCGTTATCCAGCGCCATGCGCGTGCCGGCGCAAATACTCATCTGACTGTCCCGCATGATATTCGGCAGACCGTTGCCCAGCAGTGTTGACTCATCTTCCTCAAATATGAACTGGTGATACATCGGCATCTCGCCATCAGTGTCCAGCGTGCTCCATGGGTCCAGATCAACCTTGATCACGATATTGCCCATGAACCACACGTTCGCCCGTACATCCTGATTCAAACTATCTTCTGGCACATCCACGCCGGCCAGCGCCAGATCGCTTCCGCTCACGTATCCTTCCCATGAGAGTGCTTCAAATTTATTCTGCCCCGTGCTATCCACCTGTATCTGCACGCCCATGGTGCGCAGCTCCAGCTCGAATGTTTTGGTTATGTAGTTGCCTGTGGGGTTGAGCCGGATCGCTTCATCAATCTGTGCGGCGAGAAAATCGGGGCGCTGCTTGAGCATGATCAGTTGATGCTTGGACATGACATGGCGCTCGAACTGGCCTTCCATCTGGTGCAAATACTTCGCTGACATATCCGGGTAGTAGTCCCAGATCGGTACGAAGTCGAAGCGGGGGCGATAGGCTTTCACCGGTACAGCCATCAGTCGGCCGTTTACATCCTTCTGCCAGGTGCGCTGATTCTGCTCCTCGGTGAACGGGCCTTTCATCACGCCCATCCCATACTGGATGCCGCTGGCCAAAACCTTGCGGCACAGCTGTGTGAAGCTCGTTGCGGTGTTTCCCCCCAGCTCCTGCAACTGATCCTCGATCTCCAGTTCCAAAGACGCCGCCCTTTTCTTGGCGAACTCCCTTATGGCCTGCTCGATATTTTCATCGCTGAGATCGTTGCCCTGCGAATCATCCGTCACCTGATCCAGAACGGTTTGCAGATCCTCCTGGTTCAAGTCGGGCACCGCAGAGGGTTTCACACCCCAGCATTTGTCATCTGCCTGAAACAGCAGATTCATCAGCCTGGATAACATGGACACGGATTTTACACGGGTAATTTTTGGGTAGGCGCGGGAGCGGTTCGGGTCGAGATTCTTTTCCACTTCAGGATCGTAAATCCCCAGGAACTGCCGAGCGTTGCGCGCCCACTTCAGTTCGGCCAGCTTGCGATCCTTCTCATATTTAGAAAATTTGGTGGCGAGTTTCAGCCCGAGCGCCGTCATATCTTCGGGGTTCACCGCAACTTTCGCAGCAACAACAGCGGTAGTTTGGTTCATTGCCATGGGTCAGGTCCCCTCAATAGTCCGCGCACTCTAGCGCATGTTATACTGATTTGTAAAGCGAACCCCCAGCCCAGCTACCGGAATCCTGCCCCGACTGGCTCTGGCTATGTTCTCCGTATGATATTGGCACAGATACCCCGAGGCATCCCCTGGGTGCGACCAGATGTTCTTCTCCGGTACGTCTTTATCTGCACCGGTGCGGCGGTTCTGTTCGTATCGCCACCCGCTCGCGTATGCTTTTATGATCACTTTGCAGCGGGGATCGATCAGCAGCGCGGGGCCTTTCTCGGTCAGTCGGGTAGTAAAGTGCTCGATCGCCTCCAGCCGGGGAGCCAACAGATTCGTAGCCCCTACCTTGACGGTCCAGTACTGCTTGAACCGTGCATCCTTGAGGATCTGTAATACCGATGTCTCGTTCGTCGGCGTGCGAGAATTCGATGCTGGGTCTGGTGCGATGATTATCTCGAACCCCGCGTACTTGGTTTTTATTAGGGGCACCAGTCTATCATTGCACATGCGCACCGCGCCGTATCCTTCCAGTATCATCTCGTCCACGATGCACAGCCGACCGTAGTGATCCATCTGTCCGAAGATCAGCGCAGCATGCATGCCTGGGTCAAACCCAATTACCAGCGGGAGATATTTGTCCGGCACCAGATATGTTTTCGATACATGCAGGTCGCGATTAAATGTGGGAATAACCGGCTTGCCCGCGATTGAGTAGCCCCACTCCGCTTCAATAAATTGCTTGATCCAGCTCGGCGATTTGCCTTTGGCCAGATTCTCGTAGTACCCAGGAGGCAAGTTCTCTTTGTTCTCCGCCTTTGGGTCTAGTCCGCTCGGCTGGGGAAAATATTTTACGTTGCTTGGCTTTTCCTCGATAAGAAACTTGTGCCAGTCTGTATCTTCTTCACCTGGGTTACTCGCCCCCCACATCCCAAAATTGGTTGGGCCACCTTCTATGGCTGGTGGGTACCGACCACATCGACCCGAGAGACCCTCGCGAATCTCCGTCTTGATCTGTACGAACTCATCGAGCACTGCGAACGTGACTTCCAGTGAGAGTACCTTGCTCACGTCATCTACCGTATCCAGCGCGCGGAACAGCACCTCACACTCGACATCATCAAACTTGAGTATGAATGTTTTCGGCGTAGCCAGCCACTTGCCGGCAACGCCATCCTTGAACCAGATGTTCCATGACTTGAGCGTGGTATCCGCGAGCTGGGGTGCCGTATTGCGCACGACGACACAGCGCGAGCGGCGTATGCCATCGATCGGACTTGGTGCCTGCATCGCGGCCATGTATGGGATCTTGAAGAGTGCCCCTGTCGTTTTTGCGGACCCAAAAGGGCCGACGATGAACGAATAGAACAACTCCCCCGGTATGAAGTCCTGTATGAATTCCCCGACGATGGGTGCCGGGGTGTAGTTGAGGTTCACCGTCATGGGTTAATCAGCTTTGGTTCCGGCCGATCGCCGGTGAAATTGATTGAGATATGAAATCCAGATCCGGGTGGAGCTACCTGTTGTGACGGCGGTACATCGTAACCTGCCCAACGTACCGTTGATTTTATCAAGTCCGCTGCGACGTTCGGGGGCGTGTTTGGATTGTGTATCATTCTCCAACTTGATTTTAGTAATTCTTCGCTTTGGAGTTTGGCTTTCAGTTTGAACGAAGCACCTTCTTCCTTGAGCATGTCCACTGCGCGCTGCAAGTCAGCTAGGAACACCGGGTCGTGGCGTATCAGTTCCCACTCTTCTTCGACGATACCGTACGCCTCGCATACCGCCCGGGTACTGCTGGTGCGCATTGCAATCTCGACTGGGAGTGTGGCGGGGTACCCCAGCATCGCCGGGTCATGCGGGTTGATGGGCGTAATCCGCTTGGCTGGTTCTACCAGTAGCGAGGGGAAGTCCTCTATCCTATCGAGCGTTTGCATTTTGCTCCGCCTCTCGCTGAGACTTGCGATACGCTCTCTTGGCGGCACGGACTTTCTCTGGGTTCTCGTGCTTCCAGCGCCGTTGCCGCGCGGCGTTGCATGCCCGGCAGTACACACATAGCCCATCATCCCGGGTCTTGTCCGCCGAGAACTCGGATACCTTGACCACATGCTGTGGCTGGGTG